ACATATACCGTATTACTCTGCATCCGCTTTAAGGCAATAAAAAGAGCCGCTCACCAAACGGTAAGCAGCTCCTTTAGTTGGATGGGTATTTATTATTTTTGGTGGGATTTCTTACGAAAATTGGTGGTCTACTAATTTACACGAACCACCTATTTTTGCAAATACCCCTTGTTTTTTAGCCATTGCAAATACCTGTATCGTTCAGCTTCGTTCTGAATCCCCTGCAAAGCGAAAGTTACGAATGGAACATCTGTGCAATGGTTATACAACCATGATTCGAGAGCAAGTTCCTCAAAAATATCGTTGTAGCAAGTGCTACGCCGATAATATTCGAGATTCTCATCTTCGATTTCGTAGTCAACTTTTGCACGGATTTCTTCTGCCGTATAGTTTTCAGCTTTTGCAGCGGCATTCGCAAAAAACGGGATATTGCCTTCCTTCCATTCGAAAAACGGATAATCTTGGTCGCAGGAGTTCTGGAAATACATACTCAGCGGCCACTTTTCGTTTACACTTTCAGGCGGCATCATAACGATGCCAAGCAGTTTATGCTCTTCCCAATACAAAAAGCGAAAAGTAAACAATGCTTCAAGCCAATATCTGTCGGCGGTTTCCGCAAGTACATCAGCTTTACGAGTCCTACTTTCCTCATTCGCAATGTACCCTGTGCGAACCGAAGGAATATAATACAGATTATTTCTGATAGCTTTCTTGACGTTTTTTTCTGTCATTTGAGATTGCGTATAGTCGAGCGCAATCGTCATGGCCTCCTGTAAACTGTTTGCTTGTGCAAAACCCATATCAAAACCGTAACTCGTTCTGATTCACCTCCTATAAAAATCCTCTTCACATGAAGGAAGAGGTTAACATAGCTGATTTTCACAGCGCTTTGATTTGCTTTCCGCCTACGACTTTCGGAAGAGGTTCATCTGTAACATGTAAAACGATACTATCTCTTCCGTCACACGCGTAACGGATAGTCTTTATGATTTCATAAGACAATTTACTATTATAAGCAAGTTCAGAATTTGAAATACCAAAGTTCCCGTTCCAACCGACACCGAGCTTTTTCAGTTGAGGAATAAGTAAGTCTCGTGCTTCTTGCACACCGACACCATACCACCTCGCATCATGATTTGCCCGCAAATGTATTTCATCGTCACCCGAAATGTCAAGTTCTTCATAGATGATGCTGAATTGTCCCATCAGGATACGAGAGTATACATCCAGAGCATCGACAAGGGTTTTCCAAGAAGATGCATCCATGGTAACTCTATATTTATATTTGTATGGAGTGTTACCATCCTGTCTATGCAAGTCTTCCGAATTATGAAGAACATTGAAGAGTATATCGCTGAGTTTATCATGTGTTTCCTTAACTGGAGCGGTTACATTGATGGCCGTTAAAATAGCACATGCGTTTTTTATATCGTCGTCGCTTGCACCATAGCTCTCCCCCACTTCTTTGCAAATGGAAGAAAAGTCGTTGTTGTAAAACGAAATCATAATTGCCAAAGCGTGTGAAACGCAGAAAAATTGTTTAACTGTAAAATCAATGAACATTCTAAGCCTCGTTTTGTGTGTTTGTTGTGTCTTTTTTGTCTGATGGTACTTTTTCGAAAGACCACGTTTTTGTGTCTACAATGCAGAAGTTTTGTGAACCGTATGGAGTGCCGTCTCTGTACGTAGAGAACGTATCACATGACAATACTCCACCCACACGTATTACGTCTTTGACTGGCGTGTGACCAACAACCTGCAGATATTTTCCTCCACGGAATAACCTTGTCACATCATCGTCCGGTGCTAACTGAGGTCTGTACCAGATTGGCGATGCACTATCCCACATAAGGACACTACCCATATTATTGATTTCTTTGATGGTGCGACCAATCGCTTTTTGACTGCTTGGCGTTACCCAACGATGTACGTAGAAGTTTGAGAGACCACCATGCATAAACAGCGTTTTGTCGATTCTGTGGATATATGCAAGCTGAGTTGGCGATGGAAGAACCTCTTTCAGCTCCTCTATCTTTTGACATACCAAATCTCGAAGTTCTGGATTGTATCCTGTTTCTGGCTTCCCCCATACATAACTCAAGTCATGATTTCCATAGCACCATAATGTGTCTGGAAATTCTTTTGCAAAAGCGATTGCTGCGTCATATGTTTTTTCGTACAAATCCGGGTCATCTTTCCCAAAATCATCGGGAATATCCATCAAGCAAACAGCATTATCCGTTTTTTTACTACGCATGATAGATGCTGCTTCTTCGAACATCCAAGGCTTTAAATGACAGTCTGGGATTACTAAAATTTGCATGGTCGTTCACCTCTTTCCTATATTTTGGTATCTGCAAAATTGGGTAATTTCCTATTCCATCTTTCTTTTATTATAGCACATATTGGATAATCTCTCAAACCTTTTTATCCAATTATTTAACGCATTATTAACGCTACTACGTATACTTTCTGCTACAGATTGGATAAGTTCTGTACATGACGATGATGTATTAACCAATTTAATCATAGCTGCATATTATCAAGAAACATATCAACAAAAGCCGCCTACCCAAAGGCGGACGGCTTATCATTATGCTACAACCAGAAGCTGCGGAGCAACTTTTTTTACAACCTCCTCTAATCTTTTGACGTATGCTTGGTATTTCAGACTTTGCTCAACAAACCCGATAATGTTTTCCGCAATCTCATCAACGAAGTCAGGACCCCAGTTGTTGAAACGCTGAAAAGCAATCCAATGATTGTTTGTCCACATTTGCTTCGTCTTCTCATGGGAAACCTGCAAAACGTAGGTATCTTTCCCATTGTAAGACTCATCATGAAACAAGGCAACACGTTTTGTATGCTGCTCGCCATCCAGTTCGATAGCAACTGCTACGTCTTCTTTGTTGAAGTCTGTGCATGTGCCATTTGCGTTTACTTTCTGCTTTCTTTTGCAGAAAATATAGTCAAACGGCAATCCCCTTTTGTCTTTCACCTCGTCGGTGCGGGCATTCCGATAAACATAGAGTTCACCGTAGTTTTCGCGATACCATGCGCAGAACGCCTCCAATCGCTCAAAGACGGCTTTTTCTGTTTTGTAAGTGTCCAAAACTTTGCTGTCCTTTTTCTTCTTGTTCGAGACTTCTTTCTGCTGTTTTCTGGCTTTTGCTTTTTTCTGCTGAGGATTTCCTTTGCTAGGCTTATCTACTACCGGTTTCTTAACCTCTTCTGCCTTTGCGATGTATTCATTTACATCACGCAGTTCTTCTTCTTTGATGGTAACACGAGTTGCATTAGCCAATACATCACTGTATCGGGTGCTTTGAGGTAAAGTATCTATAAAATACGCATTTTTAACCATGTAGTCAAAGGCGAACACGTTGTCTTCTGGATATTTTTTTCGCGTATTTCCTTTGAACAGGTCTTTTGCTATTGTATACATAAAGTTTCTTACGACATTGTATGGGATGAGATAATCCCCTGTTCCATAAAGTTTGATTTTATGATTGAAGTCGCTCAGCTCTTTTGCAAGATTCAGCCAAATTTTTAGGTCTTCTTTGCGATATTCTGGGGAAATAACTGTCTTGCGTCCTATCGTTTCCAAATGATAAAATGGCTTCACCTTTTCTTCAACGATGAGACGATATTTTCCTACGATTTCACGGAAAGCAGCACTGCAAACCAGAATGTTCTGACTTACAACATAGCCGATTGCATACTGGTAGCCGTAGTCCTCCATCATTTCAATTTCAATACCGCTTTGTTCCTTAATCTTGTTAATAGCGTCACAATACGCTTTCTCAAGCAATTTAACTCCACACAAATCAATTCCATTTGCGCGGCATTCTGCAGAAGCCATTTCTGCTTCGTCTCGCAAATTAGCTTCTGCATTTATGTCAGTAAGAACTGCATAGACACTATCATAAACCTTCTTGTAAGAATCAAAGTCTTTGTAATTAACGTTAGAATTCATGCTCATATTCATGATACTCCTCTTTTCTTTCTCTTCTCAGTTCTCACCTCCCGGCAAAAACAAAAAAATCTTCAATGTTGTGGTTTTCCAGCTCCTCTTTTCAGAAGATTCCTTCTCCTTCTTCATTCAAAATAAAAAATGACTATTATCTTCCGTGTTGGAAAATAACAGCCATTTTTATATAGGTTTTCTTGATTTTTCTTTGTCGTTAATTGATTTCGCTTTTATATTATACCAATGTTTTAAAATAGAGCCGTGTTTCAAATAATGTTGAATTTCAATTCAGTGAAAATTGTTTCAATGTTATTTTTTACTTGATTGAGCGTGAAAAAATAAAAAGCCGCCCATCCGATTAAGGATGAACGGCAGAATATATTATTTGAGATGTGACATGATTTTTGATGCAAAAGGCGGCTCTTTTTTATTGCCACAAAAGCGGATGCAGAGTAACACAGTATATGCTATAATTGAGTTGTCAAGATAGTGCGAACCTTAAGCTGACATAAAAACGCTGGAAGCTTCGCACCAAAAATCAATGGCTAGAGGGTGGTTCCAATGCAGTAAGTAGATAAATGCTTCAATGTACGAAGCACATAATTAGCAAAGCTGTACATCCTGCGTGCTACCAAGGTACGCTTAGATTGTATGGTTTTGCTGTTGCACCCCGCACGGGGTGCGTTAGATTGAAATAACCATAATTGTAGCAGGTGCTAAATCACTCCTCGCTGTTGCACCCCGCACGGGGTGCATTAGATTGAAATGTTCTGTACATAGAATACAGCATATTGCGAACAGAGTTGCACCCAGCACGGGGTGCATTAGATTGAAACGGACAAGCAAGCAATCGCACCCCGCATGGGGTACATTAGATTGAAATACTTTTTTTATTTAGTCCAAAACAAAAGAGCCTATGCTTGATAAACACCAAGCATAGGCTCTTTGGCGCATGTGGTAGGATTCGAACCTACGGGCCATTTCTGACCGCTGGTTTTCTGGACCAGTTCCATCAGCCACTCGGACACACATGCATATGGCGCAGAGAGCGAGATTCGAACTCGCAGGCGAGGGATTGATTGGCACTTCGTAGTGAGTGCCGTTTTGCCTCGCGACGGATTAGCGGTCCGTTGCCATACCGTTAGGCGACCTCTGCATGTAAACACCCTATGCAGGGTGCGTTGGTGACCCCTAGCAGACTCGAACTGCTGACTCCACATTGAGAGTGTGGTGACTTAGACCAACTTGTCGAAGGGGCCTTATGGTGTGCCGGGCTGGATTCGAACCAGCGAACCGTAACGGAACGGTTTTACAGACCGCGTACTTTAACCACTTGCATACCGGCACATATAAGGAGGCATTAAGCCTCGTGGTGCTCCCGGCTGGAATCGAACCAGCGACACATAGGGCTTCAACCTACTGCTCTACCAACTGAGCTACAGAAGCAGATGGTGACCGAAATGGGGCTTGAACCCATACTCTCAAGCTTGAAGGGCTTGCGACTTAACCAATTCGTCTATTCGGCCATATAGCCGCAATCCTGCGGCGAGGGTTTATGCTATGACGAGGATGTCATCGATTTTCGTATCGAGCATCGCGGCGAGAATCACAAGGTTGTCGATGGTAGGAAGTGCAGTGCCTGCCTGCCATTTGGCAACTGCCTGTGTGGATACACCGAGCGTGTCTGCCACATCCTTGACCTTGATGCCTGCCGCTTTTCGGAGTGCCTTGATGTTGGCACCTGTCTGCTGGATATCGATTGTTGGAACGTTCATTTTCTTGCTGCCTTTCTGTACTACAGGCAACAAAAAAACGCTGCCTGCCGAAATGACTCGACAAGCAGCGTTTGAAAATGCAGTTATCGTTTGGAGACGCACCGCATCTGTACATGGTCTGTTTTTGCTTGTCGATGGGTATAGGAAACAAAACTGGATTCGTAGGACTCGAATTCAGATTCATAACTATACTCAGCAAACGACATAGCATTAACAGTCTTGCACAGCATCTTCGGTTGTCTCCTTTCGTTTCGTTCTGATTATATTATACCACATCTGCGTGGTGGGTCAATCAACTTGTGGTTTACTTTTTGCTACACCATTTGGCGGTATCTGGGATGTACACTGCGTCTGTCCCCTCTTGCTTTGGGTTGGACGGGTTTTCTCTGCTGCCAACCGGAGGCTTATGGTTTTTAAGTGTGTACTTGTTACGGTAGCCAGCACCTTCGTGTAGAATGCGGTCCGAGCCTAGTATGTGCTTACTCATTTGTGACTCCTTATTGCACTTGTGACAAAATATGGACCTGTACCTTTTTGACATTCTCTCCATAGCTAAATATGCCCAGAGAGACTCGAACTCTCAATAATATAACTCTATTATAACATATGTTGTGTCTCTCTGCATCCGCTTTAAGGCAATAAAAAAACCGCCCACCAAGAGGTGGACGGCGTTTTGCTTAATATCTGTTATAGAGTGTTGCTTCCTTTTTTAGCATCAATAAAGTCGATTCGCATCTGCTTGTATGCATCATCTCGTACTTTTGTCAGGATGCTTCCGTATTCTCCGATGATACTGTCATCCGCAATCAGCTTCTTGTTTCCTGTTTCAAAGAGTTTCTCGTACAGCCCAGCACAAGCTGCAGCCGTGATGATATCCTCGATTTTTTTGCGGCGAGCTGGGATGTTTTTCCATACAGGACTCGTTTTGATTTTTTCTTTTCGAACATATGAGAGAATATTGGATGCTTTCCACGTATTGCAGCCGACTTTGTTCAACCTGTCGCCATATTTGTAGCAGATAATAGCGGCAAAAATGCTTGAATATTCGATTCCAGCAAATGTAAAGGTGAACGGAGTGCGAATATTCATCCAAGGTGCATCCTGCGTGACTTTTTGCGTATTTAGAGACTTGCGCTCTCTTTCGATGCTGTTGAGCATATCCACAAAAGCATCGTTTTTGTTGACAATTTTGGTGATTTGCCCTTCCAAACTGTAATCATCGCAACTGCGCAAATAGTCGTAGTTGTCGTCGTGGTCGTGGATGAAGACATCACCGATTTCTTCGTGCATAGACTCAAAGATGATGTTTTTTGCCGCCTGCTCGATATGTTCGCACTTTTGTTCTGAAAGGAACGTGTTAATAAGGTCAACTATCTTTGCTACCACTTTTGTTCCGATTTCTGCCTGACGCGAACCAACGGTAGCATTTAGACGAGCAACGGTATCACGGTTCCAACGTACTGTCTGGTCCATATCAATGATTGTGTCGTCCGGCATGATTTTGATTTCGTTGTAATTATTGATTTCTTTTACAACGTCCTTAATTTTTCGTTTGATGTTTTCTGTTAGCATATTTTTCCTTTCTGCCCACTTGTGGGCTGTGCTATAAGTTTCCGTCTTTTGTAACGGTTTGCATCACACAAACAAAAAGCAGTCTTTACGATTTCTCATAAAGACTGCTTTTGATGCAGGATATCTTAACACATATTGATTTATTTCGTTCGTGCTAGGATATTATACCTACACCAGTTGCACCCCATGCGGGGTGCAACGCAAGACAAGTGCCCTGCTGATTCCGACGTTGCGATTTCAATCATTTCAATCAACGCACCCCGTGCGGGGTGCGACAGCACAGCGCACGTCCGGGTTATCTGTGACCCGATGATTTCAATCTAATGCACCCCGTGCGGGGTGCAACACTTGGTTATGTATCGTTTGATGGACAATGGTACATTTCAATCTAACGCACCCCGTGTGGGGTGCAACAGCAAAACCATACAATCTAAGCGTACCTTGGTAGCACGCAGGATGTACAGCTTTGCTAATTATGCGCTTCGTGCATTAAAGCACTTACCTACTTACTGCATTGGAATCACCCTCCAACCATTGATTTTTGGTGCGAAGCTCCCAGTGATTTTATGTTCACTTAAGGTTCGCACCACTTCGATAACTCTATTATAGCATATACTGTGTTACTCTGCATCCGCTTTAAGGCAATAAAAAAGAGCCGCCCACCAAACGGTGAGCGGCTCTTTAATAATTATTGTATGTGCGTTATATACGTAACATCGTTATATATGTGTTTTCACCTCGCCATCAAAAGAGGATTCTCCCAAAGAACTTTTTTCCCACTTTCAATGCGAGAAATGGTGGCAATAGGGATGTCACCTCTGAACCTGTGCCCATGGTAGTTATCACACAGGAATTTATCCACCTCGTCTGCCAGCTTGCGTGGTGCAATGTAGATTGTTGAAATGGCATTTTCTTTAACCGTGGAGAACAATATGATGTTGGCTACAGGATACAATGCCTGAATCGATTTTCCACCGGCCTCAATGACAATGCGAACATTCTTGCGTTCTCTGATTGCATCAAAGAGCTCTTTGTATACATGCTCCCAACAATGCGGATTATCGTTGAACTGCTTGCAATACTGTGCAACCAGATGCTGCAATACGATACAACGCTTCCCCATTCCTGTGCTGAAAGGATGCTCCTTGTCACTGCTGTCGAGAATCTCAACTACTCGTTTTGCCCAACTGGAAGGATTGGCAAGATATTCAACAGTGGCAGTATCGTCGATTGCTTTCAAGAACTCGCAGAAGCTATCCACGGCTTTTTCGCTTGCGTTATTGAAGACATACTCTTCCTTTGCTTTTTCATACGCAATAGCCTGCAGAGTTTTATCGTTGTAGTCTTCTGCGGTGATTGGCGTTGCGCTTTCCATGTAATTCTGCAAAGCTTTTGCCATGTCGTTCGTTACGAAGTGGGAAACAGTTTTCGTTAAATCTTGAGAAAACAAAGTCTGGAACGCATACATTTCACAATACGTCTTTTCATAGTCTACAATGTAAGCCATGAATTCCAGATTCTGCGTTCTGTCAAAATGGCGGTCACTCATCGAACTGTTGTAAGTCGGATAAGACTGACCAAACAGTGCTTCAACATGATGTTCTCCATCAGCCAAACGAACACGAACGAAGCGATAGTAGCTCCTGTATCCGTTGGCGTTCACGACATAACCATCCAGCGATAAGTAAGTGGAAAAGTAAGCGGGGTTGCGGAGATATTCAAAGAATGTTTTTTCATCAATTGTGTTTACGTGCATAATGCTTTCACCTCTTTTTGTTTAATGGATAATTTCGTGTTTCTGTACATCGGCATCAATTTTCAGAATGTCGCTGTATGCATCGTAGTCACGGTCTTCATTTTTTACAATTTCATTTGGAGCAAACCCTTGGTGTTCAATTTTAATGCGCCAAATTCCGTTGTCGCCATACGAAACAAACGCAACCGTACCATCAAAGAAGTGAAGGCGTACACCTTTACAATCGTAACAGTCGATTTCGTCGTCTTCGTATTCTGTGTTTTCGATTTCGACGAGGTCGTCGCTGAGTCCGTAAACACAGATGCAGTTTTCCGGGTCGATAACAGGCTTAAACTCGCTGATGTCAGGCTTCTTTCCGTTTGTCGGCAAGTTGTTTTTTGCGTTGTTGAAGGTTTCATCAACAGCATCGAGCTGGTCTTTCGTTACGGCTCTTTTTCGCAATTCAAAGTTTTCGCTCGTCATCGGCTCAAAATGAACCTTCGAAGAGTTCCAAAGCACGCGAGGAGATTCATCCCCATCCTTACGAACACCGTCAACGATTTCAACGAGCGGCCCTTCGGATTCGATACCATCTTCGCCACCGTAGAGGTAGCCTCTTACAGTATCATCCGTTGCATTTTTTAGCTCGATTCGAAACCAAGAACAAGGACGGTCTGTCTTAGGATTATATGTATTAACGTCAATGCCGGGATACGAATCTTTTGCTCCGTCATACGCGGGAAGTTCAGCAATTGCGCTGTCGTCTCCTAGAGAGGTTGATACAGCAACTTTGGATGGAGCATTGTGATAAGGCCAGAACTGCTTAACGATTTCATCAAACGGAATAGGAACTTTTACTTCTTTACCGTTTTCATAACCAATCAGATTAAATTCCATATAACTTCTCTCCTTGTGTTTTGTGCTTATTCTTAAAAACCGAGAAGTTTGCGCTCTTCGGCAGTCAGTTTATCGAGAACCTTCTTCCTGCGTTCTTCCAGCGATTCCTGCTTGGTGCTGATAATGAAGGTATCGGCGCGGTTGCCATCTCGCACAAAGACGGGACGGTCTTTCAGCATATTCCGCATCGCGTCCAAACGCTCTTCCTTTGTCATGTCGTACAAGCCGGATGCGCCGGAAATGGAAATGTTGATTTCATCCTTTTTCGGGGTCTCGTCGTAGTCAGTGGGGTCTACGGCTGTAAAGTAGAGGGTGTAATAGTAGCACCTGTCAGCGAGCGCCAACGCGATGGTATCGATATTTCCCTCAAAGACACCAAGGTCAGTGGTGGACCGACCCTCACAGTCGCCTTCTGTGGTGACGTGCCAGAATCCGTAGGCTTTGTCATAAGGTTTGTCAAATTCACTCATAAATTAGGGCAAGTAGACCCGCGACTTTAGTCGTGGGATGAATTGCCCATTCACATCCTTTCTCTTAAATGGTATTTCTTATTTTTGGTGGGATTTCTTACGAAAATTGGTGGTCTACTAATTTACGTAAAAACAATTTCTTTGTTTTTGGAAATCTTAACGACTACACGCTTGTATAAGCAGCCGTCAGCGTTTCGCGCACACAACAGTTACATTTTGCCGTTGCCCGTTTCACCTTTCAGCAGCTCGCGTGCATGGTCGAGAACTTCCTTTGCAACAGGCTTGCCGCCTTCGTTCAGAGTAAGGAAAACTTCCAGAACTTCTGCACGGGTTGTATTCTGGTCAAGTTCAGCAATGCTGATGGAAGCATCCATGAACCAGTTTTTATCCAGAAATGAAAGGTCATTGTAGAACACACCCTTGTACGGGAATCGATTCTCATAAAAAGCGAGCAGTGTCAGCATACGCTGTTTGCCGTCAACGATTTCATAATAGCTGCCGTCTTTGCTTGTCTCAGTAAATGGCAACCGCTTGAAAACAAAGCAGCCAATCTCCCGACCTGCGAAGATGCTGTCCAGAAGCTTTTCCCTGTCCTCCTCATCCCAAACAGAACCACGCTGATAATCGGGGTTGAAATCAACGCCGAACAAGTAGTGATAATTGAGAAGGGAGTACATGTTGCGGTTCGAATAGTGCAGACGGGACAATGCAGAGTCACGCTTTGCAAATTCTGTGTCTTTGTCATCATCCAGTGGGCGAACACTGGTCCAAGCCCAGCAGGAATAGTTATCGCTGTTTGGACCACTACGGATAAGGTACATGTACCCGCCTTCAAGAATCTCGTCAACAACACAGTTCAGAAGATTACCCACCTGTACTTTATCGCCGACAGCAAATCGGTAGGAGGGTTCCCCTGCCTGCTTGGCGGTATGATAAGCTCTTTCGTAGGAATATCCTTCGAGTGCTGCTTGCTTTTGGTTGATTTTTGTAATTTCTTTGATAGCACGCTTTTTAGCCATTGTTATTAACCCCCTTACGGATAAGGTTGCGCACTGCATCAGAGTACGCAATCTCATTGAATCTCTTTCGGACTGCAGAAAGGTTATTTTCAACAGGCTTTTCATCTTCAAAGAATGGGATAAACACGCCGAGCTCCGGACCTTCCGGGTCTGTATGAATTCCCAGAACGACCTCGCAATTCGGGTCAATCTTCTTGAACTCCGCGAGCAAGTCATTAGAGAAAGCCTTGAGATTCAAGGCAAACTGCTCGGTTGCGTCTTGTGCCTTCTGACTTTGTTCGTCAATTTTTAGTACGTCTGCAACAAATTGGTACGGATAGATAGCCAAGAGAAGGATGCCGCTCTTATTACAGATGCTGGCGGCATACTCATCTGTTTCATTGCGTTCGCACTCCAGATTGGCATAGATGCTTTGGATGTGAAGAGGCAGTTCATCCTTTTCGTGTAGCACAATGCCAATATCACCGGGGAGATTTACTTCTCCGCAGGCATTGCACCAATAGAACATCGCACCTTCACCATCTTTGTAGAGTTTCGACATGTCGATGACATTGCTTTCAGGGAAAAGATACTTCTTATCGTTTTCCTCCTTACTAAGCTCGTTACCACGAAGCAAGTCATTTGCCGCTGCTACTGTATCACATGTGTAGTAGCGTCCGCATGTATGTTCGCACTGAGTCAGCGTGGCGAAGCAACTGCTGATGCAGCCCATGAAGACATCCTTATTGCCGTTCTCGTCGGTGAAAATGCCGCTGGTCGCGTTGATGCTCTCGACATAGGGCAAGCACGGCTCGTCCGTGTCCTCGCTCAAGTTCCAGACAATTTCCCAAAAGCTGATGAAGTTGTCATTGTACAAGAAAGAAGGGCGATTTCCACTGTCTTTTCGAACCAGTTCTTCAAGGGCATCCCAAGGAACTTCATCTGTAATAAAGATGCCGAATGCGCCACAGGAAAAAACGATTTTTCCAATATCGTTGCAGATACGGACGTAATCACCTACATGAAGTTCGTGACCCTCAGCGTCGGTAAAGCCGGTGTTGAAGCCTTTCTCTGCCATTTCTTTTGCGTTATTCATTTAGTATAGTACACTCCTTTTTAGAATTGGGTATTTAGCTCGCACGAAGATGCAAATGCTTAATCGCCCTCGTGAAAAAAAGTATGCGTGAATTCTGGATACCCGGCAAACACCTTCTCAACGACTTTAGGCAAGTCATGGATATTGTCCAGAACGAGCCGTCCTTTGGTGTCTCGGTACGGTGCTGTGGCTGCGGTTTCCTCTGCAAAATATGCGTCGAACGCTTCTTCACTATCGAATTCCGGCATTAACGAAATTTCTCGATTTCGGTCCTTCATGCGGCTTTTCTCCTTGCGTTTCAAATTTCAACGTAATAATAACCCGTCAGGCTATCGCTTTCACCAGATTCAATGTCATCCTTTGGGTCGAAATAGCCAGTCGTTGCTACATAACCCATACCATCAAACATATCAGCGACATGATTGATGATAGCTTCGTCCTTTGAAACAATCGTATCACTGATATAGTCGATTTTACCGTTAGAGTTCGCTACCAAACGATTTGCAAAGTCTTGATAGCTGAAACTGTCATAGTATTGGCTTTCTGTTGCGGCAAACCATTTGTACTGTGCGTCCTTGTAGTTTCCGTTTGCATCTTGGATGTTCACGAGGCGATTGTCAACATAAATGGTTCGAGGAGAGTCATCGCTGAAACCACGAAAACCATCAACAATACGAACAAGCCATTCGTCAGTTTCGGTTTCTGTGTTGCCTGCATACATTTTTCCCACAACAAACGGAGAATCGAGGTTTGGCGTTTCAAGCTCAAACCATCGAGCGTTCTTGCCGATTTTTTCATTTCTACTTTCGAGGCTGATACACGGGAAATAGCCTTTTTCTTCCGGCATGATGTTCATTTCCGCATAAATTTCCTCGTCACAAGTGCTGGTTGACATTTCGACGCTGATTGGGTTGTGCTGTTCATCATCCCAGAACTTTTCAATAAGTTCCTCTAAAGGAATTTCTCTTTTCTTGCCGTTGCATCCTCTGAGTGTAATTTTCATTTGTGTTCCTTTCTACCCGTTTACGGGTCTTGTTATAAGTTTCCGTCTTTTGGAACGGTTTGCATCACACAAACAAAAAAAGCAGCCTTTACGATTTCTCATAAAGACTGCTTTTTTGATGCAGGTTATCTTAACATATAGTGATTTATTTCGCTTGTGCTAAGATATTATACCTACATCTGTCACACCCCGTGCGGGGTGCAACTGCCGTCGCCACCAGTAACAAGCAGCCCACGGATAAATTTCAATCCAACGCACCCCATGCGGGGTGCAACGCGCATGTTTCAATCTAACGCACCCCGTGCGGGGTGCAACCCTTAGAGCTTGATAAAATAGGTGTGTTTCAATCTAACGCACCCCGTGCGGGGTGCAACAGTAAAGCCCCCAACCCGCTGTCAACAGAACGTGATTTCAATCTAACGCACCCCATGCGGGGTGCAACACGGTCACATCGTTCAACACGGATGGCTACACCGAATTTCAATCTAACGCACCCCATGCGGGGTGCAACAGCAAAACTATACAATCTAAATATGCTTTAGTAGCACATAGGATGTACAGATTTGCTAATTATGTGCTTTGCCTATTAAAGCACTCACCTACTTACTGCATTGGAATCGCCTTCTAACTATTGATTTTTTGGTGCGAAGCTTCCAGTGATTTTATGTTAGCTTCAGGTTCGCACTGTTTTGATGACTTTATTATAACACACACTGTATTACTCTGCATCCGCTTTGAGGCAAAAAAGCCGCTCTTTTTAAGTAGCTTTGACGCTTTTCACGCTTTCCAGCCATGTATTTGCTTCATTTTCATCGAAAAAGACTTTTGCAAATCCAATTTTGCTCACCGTATTATAGAATCGCATCAGTTTATCTTCCGTACTGAAGTATTCTAATCGTGCAATAGACTTATTTTTACTTAAAAAACCACAAATATACGCTGCTTTTTTTCTTGCATTGGCGTCGCAAACGTTCGTTTTTTGTTGCACAGTGACAGGGGCATTTGTCTCTTTAGGCTGATACAGCTCCTTGAAGTTTTCAATGGTTTTCTCTTCATGGTCCCATTTGGAAGCAGCAAAATTGTTTGGGAGACTCCAATCGTGGTCACTTATAGTTCCGATAACTCCGCTTGCATACGCTTTTGTCCATCTACCCACATGGCGGAAATCTCTATTTTCCAAAAAACGAATCTGCTTCGGGGTAGCCATACCTGAATCCCAGCGCTTCATCAGTTCTTTTAGAATCAGACTTGCAAGACCCGCACTCTCAATATTGCTTGCATCAACACCATATCCTTCAATAGCATCTTTTGCTTTCTTTGATGGTGCTTTCGTTTCCCATCCAAAGGTCGGTTTGTAATCACGTATAGCAGTTGATTCGATGCTAAACATGTATTGGAACGGGTCAACCAGACCTTTGCGTTTTTGACGTTGCTCGGCGAGACGTTTCCGTACGGCTTCTTCTTGCTCCTCGATTCGGCGCATCATTTGCCGCTTTTCGTTTTCCATCTCCTCTTGAGCTTCTTGGATTGCCTGAATCAAATCTGTTCCATCCTGTCCGCCGCAATCAGTTGCTGCATAATCAGCAAGCTTCTTTGTCGTGCGAGCAGCAACTTCTGCATCCTCACAGAAAATATCAGATGGATGACAAAGGGAGTGTTTTCCGGACAACCAAAGATAATCTAAAATGAGGAGATTATCCTTTCCTTTGCACAGCCGTGTACCTCTACCCACAATTTGAGCATAAAGACTTCTACTCTTTGTTGGACGTAAACAGATAATGCAGTCTACGCTTGGACAATCCCAGCCTTCCGTCAAAAGCATGGCATTGGTCATTGCATCGTATTTGCCGTTTTCAAAGTCCTTTAGTATCTTTTCACGGTCTTTTGAGGAACCATTTACCTCGATTGTGTCGATTCCCCTATTCTTTAATAGCCCATTCAGGCGCTGGCTGATGCGAACCAGAGGCGTAAAAATAACAGTTTTCCGTCCTTTACACTCTTTAACAATCGAATCAGCGATAGCTTCCAAATACAAATCCAAGGCTTGACCCAACTCATTTGGGTTAAAGTCACCTGCAAGTGTATGAACCTTACTGATATCGACTTTCAAAGGGATTGTTTTGGTTCGTATTTTACACAGATATCCGTCATTTATGGCTTCTGGCAATTTGTATTCAAACGCCAAGCTATCAAAGACATCTGATAGAGATTTCATATCTGCTCTATCTGGTGTTGCAGTAACACCTAATACCCTTGCTTGATTGAAATATTCAAGAATGTTCTTATAGCTGTCTGCTGCACTATGGTGTGCTTCATCAATAATGATGGTTCCAAAATAATCTTTTGAAAATTTTTCTAACCGACTCTTTTGGCGAAGCGTCTGAACACTTCCTACCACAACATCTAATCCTGAACCAATAGATGTGTTGGCAGCTTTCTCAAGAGCTGATTCCATCCCGGAAGATGCTTTGAGTTTATCTGCTGCTTGTTTGAGAAGCTCTTCACGGTGTGCAAGAATAAGAACCTTTTCGCCTTTTGCTACTTGGTCTTTTACGATTTGAGAAAAGACGATGGTTTTGCCAGTACCTGTCGGCATAACGACAAGAGTGTTTTTATTTCCACTGTCCCATTCTTTATGCACTGCCTTAACAGCATTTAACTGATATGGGCGTAGAGCCATTGTTGATTGTGATGATTTTGAGTCGGTTTTCATGATGCTTTTTACCTTGCATTTTGCGAATTTTCGTATATGCAATATTATACCAATACGCTCTACCCACTATTAACTCATTGCATCTGCCGATAGTATTCTGGTTGTCCGTCGTACAGTGTTTTTTCCTGCAAATTGTCGATTAAGCGGACTTTTGCCTTCATAAATTAGGGCAAGGAGACCCGCGACTTTAGTCGTGGGAGGAATTGCCTGTTCACATCCTTTCGATTAAATAGTTTATTGCAGGCTCTAATAACCGTAATTTTCTAAATGAAATGCTATTCGTAATGGCTGTACCATCGAGTTTTTTTAAAGCGAAATATCCCGATGACCTGCGCCCTGAAATAAAACATTCCTGCCCGTTATAGAGCACCTTATCCCAGAGGCGAAAACCTTTAACGATATAGGGCGCTTGATTGGCTTTTCGAATGCCACCTTTCAGAATTTTCGCTTTATGGATTTGCCTATTATGGTGGCGGATTGCTTTCGTGCGGTAACAAACGCTGCAAGGTTCAGCAAGCGGATGCTTACTTATACAGCGAGCATCGTTGATGTGGCTCTTCTTTATGTCGTTTTGCTCACGCAGCAACTTAGTTATATAGCCGTAGGTGTTCTGTACCGGAATATTAAGTTCGTTGCGTAGGCGTATCAGTAGTGTGTTGCGCATAATGCCCATAAAAGCCGCATCACGAAGCGTTTTGCCGCGCTTTTTACCGTCAAGTGTTACCTTTCCTTTATGGAGGTTGTCGTGGCAAGCTGTACACAAAGTGATAAGGTTGCTTGGAGCGTTACCACCCACTTTACGGCTTTCAAGGTGATGTACATGCAGCTTGATGGCTTTCTTTGCGGTGGTATGAGCACCGCAGCATTGGCATGTATAGTTGTCGCGCTTTAAGACATACTGACGGACATTGTATTCGTCGTACATCTCACCGAGTTGGTAGTCGGTTCCTACCGGCAGAGGCTTTCCGGCGAGCATCGCCTTTAAGCGCTGTGTGTCAAATTCTGCAGTTTCTACTCTTACAAGAGTGATAGGTAAAATCCGGCAGATGCGCTTGATAACGGTAATGTGCTCTTGGATTTTTACTTCCACAGAAGGCGCAAGCCAACCCTTATGTTTGCTGTGTACACGGTTATTGAATCTTGGCGCACGGTAACGAGTTTTGCGATAGCGTCTTGAACGGCGGTTCTGCCTGCGTGTAGATAGCAATTCTACTACATCGTTGCGAGGAGTAAATTCTTCGCAATAGAGTTCGTGTGTTTCGGTAGATGCAGAAAGACCTACATGTTTGCTACCGGCGTCAACGCCCAAAGTGATAGGTTGTTTGTATCCTGCACTTTCGTGCAGGAGTTTGATGGTAAACGGTGTGCGTTTTACAACGCATGCTTTTTGTCGTTTTAACAACAGACGAGCCTTTCCGGGTGAGCACGGCATCAAGGGCTCGCCATGCTTGTTAAGTACATACACATATTGCATGATGCTATGCTCCTTTCGATAAAATTGCAGCTAAAAGGAAGCTGCTCACTCCTCCGAAGAGGGTAAAAATCCTTCCCCAAGGTCATAAACGGTTTAATACAGCCACACCTGTCGGCTTTACCTCGGCTTTACGTGATGTGTTGTCTTAGAGCGTGCAGTTAGGATTAACGCCACACGGTAACTATCTATTCGCTTATAACGGGGCGCAACTTAATGCGCATAGGGTAGTCAACATATCCTTTCGGACACTTCTAATTCGTAGACTCGCGGATGCAAGCCCGCGACTTTAGTCGTGGGTTATTGACGTATGAGAGAACATCCTTGTTTTGTTCTGGATGCCATTCTGATTTTAAAAGGATAAGACCTCTATAGTAATCCTCTGTTCTTTTCATACATTCACGGAGTAAATTAACCTCATCATAAGTTAAATCCAATTGTATATGTCCGCTTGTATTGTTTTCCTTATTTACTTTATCCATTGCAATTTCCCTCACAAAACCGTATCAAGAGTTCAAAAGTTTATTTTTAACAGCGAGTTCCGAATCCGCATACTGCTCGGCATTGCGTTTGGCTGCGCGTAGGAGTACATTCTGTTCTGCAGACAAAATTGCCTGCATGGATGTTCGTTGTATGCGACGAGCTGCTTTTACCGCTCGTTTTCTTTCGATTTGTCGAATCGTGTGATTGGTTTCTTTTATCATCGATACATCATCGCTATTTGATGAGCTACTTTTTTCCTTATTTGCCTTACTAATGTTGGAAGCGACAAGGTCCTTTGCAAACTCAATTTTATCTTCTGACATACGTCTACCTCCTGAACAATTATCAGCTATTTCCGAAATACTCGTTCACCAGTTCATCCATCAGTTTCCAACGTTCTGAATCGGATAGTTTACTTATATCAATGTTCTTTTCCCGAACTCTTTTTATGATGAATGCGAAATATTTATCTTCTTCTTGCGTGTGTTGCACTTCGAGGTAGTCTTTTGCCGTTGCTGCTGGACCAATATATGTACGCATTGCCTCTTGGTGCATCTTCTCTGCAACTTCTGCCCCATACCATCCACGAGGGTCATACCCATGTTTCCGATATACTTCGTCACGCCACTTTGGAAATTCGATGTTGTACGTACTCATTGTTTTAACCTCGATTCCTATACGACACTGTTCGATGCATCGTACAGCGTACTGGATACCAAGTCCGCGTAAACTGCATACCTCTGTGTCGTATGGACAAGAATGCCAAATGGATAGCAAGTATATAAGATACAACTTGGTTCTGTGGCTCCGAATCTGCACTTATCAATGTCTGTCTCATTGATTACCTGCATATCCGTGATTTGATAGTCAAAACTGCCCCAACTTGTTGTCAGATGAATCAAACTGCCAATTTGACAAGAACCAAGGTCTGAAAATACGGTTCCGGTATGACCTCCGATAAATACAGTTCCATTATCTCCCGGAAGAACGCAGCCGTCTTCTGCATGACATCCTGCTCCGTAACGGAACTGCGTATTACTGTCTCCCCAGTAAAGAGAACAACTTACATTCGTTCCATCAACGGATACATGTCCAAGCTTACTTCCGTAAACAACATCTTCTTTTGCTACACCATCAGCTTGTGCTGCGCGTTCTTTTTCTTCCTGTTCTTCCTGCAAACGCTTTGCTTCCGCTTCCTCAGCCGCTTTGCGAGCAGCTTCTTCTGCAGCGAGTCGTTCTTCCTCTGCACGCTGCGCCTCAACAGCAGCTTTCCCGTCTTCTACCGCTTTATCCCATGATGCCTCAAGTGCAATTTTCTTTGCTTCATACATTGCATACATGACTTTATTGTTGGCATCGTCTACTATAAACCACCCGATGAACGAACATAGGACGATAGCTGAGACACACTTCAATATTGTCTCAAGTGCTTTATTTTGTAGGTCGGTTTTACCCCTTTGTTTCACTCGATTTTTCTCCTGATACAGTATTTGTAATATTACATTGTGCAATTATATTATTAACCTATTATACCTACAAATAGAAAAAGCAGCCTTTTATCAGCAAAAATGTTGATAAAAGGCTGCTTTATTACACCCCATGCGGGGTGCAAGTCAATCCGTGGTACTTTCAATCTAATGCACCCCGTGCGGGGTGCATTTGCCGATGCCAGAGCCGACCATTTCAATCTAATGCACCCCATGCGGGGTGCAACGAACTTGAAACTGGGCATCTACACCACCTATGTCATTTCAATCTAATGCACCCCATGCGGGGTGCAACTCCAGTAGCAGTATAGTGCTTACCGGATATTTAAATTTCAATCTAATGCACCCCATGCGGGGTGCAACAGCAAAACTATACAATCCAAGCGTATCTTGGTAGCACGTTGGATGTACAGTTTTGCCAATTATGTGCTTCACATATTAAAGCACTTACCTACTTACTGCATTGGAACCACCCTCCAACAACTGATTTTTGGTGCGAAGCTCCCGGTGATTTTATGCTCACTTAAGGTTCGCACTATCTTGATGACTTTATTATAGCATATATTGTATTACTCTGCATCCGCTTTTGATGCCGTTTTAACTCTAATGATAGTGACCAACAACAGTATGAGACCCAAGACAAGGAAAATAATGCTTTTTATGGGTTCATAAGTGGTCTTATCTCCCCAATCACTGATAAAATATGGATATGCGTTTTGCCCATTTTAAAGCGTAGACTTGCGGATGCAGGCCCACGATTTAAGTCGTGGGTTATTGACAGTGATGGTCTTGGCAGCAATGCCCTTGACCGGGTTCTGGAAAACCGCCGTGTTCCCCGATAACTTCCGAGGTACGAATTCCATTTGCCTTACGGCATACTTCAATCGTCTTTGATAGAAGTTCCTTTACTTCTCGTGGTTTTTTAACTCCACGAATATCTATTTCCGGAGTCATAGCATCCGTTGAGCAAATATGTATGCTGCCAACATGACAAAGGCGCTCCCAGAAGCTTTGACGGAAAGCGATATCTTTTATACGGTAGAGTTGGATTTCATCTTCTCGCAGGTTGAAGCATCCGCTCTGTATAATGAGCTTTGACTCGGTTACGGTGTACTTTGTAAAAGAAAGCGGTAAAGCAAAAATGGTATGCCGCTTACGGTCAGTCCACAATACTTTTTCCTTCTCCATATCAATTCCAAATTCGCCGTTTTTTAATTCAGACATTTTCTTTTTCCCCTTTCGGAAGCAAAAGAGGCTGTAACCAACCTGATTACAACCTCTTTGTGTTATTCCGTTTGATAGACATTTCAATCTAATGCACCCCATGCGGGGTGCAACGGTGTATGTGTGGCTCTTGTCGTTTTCGCAGGTTTTGGTATTTCAATCAACGCACCCCGTGCGGGGTGCAACAGAAAAACTATACAATCCAAATACGCTTTAGTAACACGTAGGATGTACAGTTTCTCCAATTATGTGCTTTACATATTAAAGCACTCACCTACTTACTGCATTGGAATCGCCTTCTAACTATTGGTTTTTTGGTGCGAAGCTACCGGTGATTTTATGTTTACTTGAGGCTCGCACTAATTTGATAACTCTATTATAACATATACCGTATTGCTCTGCATCCGCTTTAAGGCAATAAAAAGAGCTGCCCACCAAAAACACTCGCCAAGATGGGTTTTCTCGGCGAGTGGATGAAAATTACTTGTTGCTGTCGGTAGGATTGGAACTTGTGTTCGGCTTCTTAGAATCCATTAACTGCAAGATGCTTGCCTTTTTCTCTTTTTCCCGTTCCTCCTGTTTACGTTCAGCACGAACCTTTCCGACTGTGTAGCTCCATGCCATTGCAAATAAGAAGACGATAGACATTACATTATCAACATGGCGAACGGTTCGTTCTCCTGTGATAAGAATTTCGATTAAAGGCCAAGCAAGATAGCAGCAAAGCATCCAAACGATAGTGACAAAATCCATGATAAGCTCCTTTACTCCTTTGTGATTTTAGTGAATGAAAAGCGGTGGTGTTACCACCGCATAGTGAGTGTTCGTGACCCGCGTGAACGTCTTGGTTTGTTTGGGTCACGAGGTTTCTTATTGTTTTGAGGGTAACCATTTGCTTTTTTGGAACCACCCTTGCGATTTGGCTTTTTACTGACAGGCTTTTGTTGTGCAGTGTTTTTCTTTTGCTGCGGAATATTCTTTTTCGGCTTAGGTGTGATAGTTGGCTCCGGTTTCTTTTGCTCTGGAATTGGTTCTGGGATTGGTTGTGGTTCTTCCTGTGCAGCTAACGCCCTCGCCAACTTTCTGGCTTGTCTCAGTTTCTTTTTCTGTAGAGCCTCTGCCTTTGTCAGTTTCTTCTTTTTTCTCTTTCGTTTTTTCTTTTTTGGCTCTTTCTTTTGAAGCGTTATTTTTTCAGGATACTTTTCAGGGTGAGCAAGTTTGTCGGCAACAATATCATGGATGCCGACCAGCTCTTCCTTTAACCACTCAAAGGCTTCTTCATCGAACTCTCCGTTAGAAATAATGACGAAGTTTGTGTTCAAGTGTGCGTAGTATTCTTGTTTCTTTTGCCAGTGAAGACGAACAATTCCCTTCTCCTCTACATTGGGGTCGTAACCGCGAATATAGCTAACCGCTTCCCACTGGTCTTCCGGAACGGCATCTTCAGTTGAATTATGGAATTGAATGAAGACATTTACGTTATGTACGAAAGGGTCGTTACCATAAAGGAGGGAGCCATAGACTGTGAATTCATCGACTTTGATTTTGTACTGTTTGTCAGCAGTATTATTATTAACTGCGCGAGCACGTTCAATAGCTTCAATGCAGGCTTTTTCTGCATCTTCTCGTGAATAAAGTGGCATAGCCCTGTTTTCCTCCTTTCAATTTGTTGGGTATTTATCGCCCATGTGCAGCATACCAAGCATAGAAACCATCGTATTGTTCACGTCCCGGTCTGCCTTCGCTTAGGCTTGACGGAGCCTGCAGATGGCTGTGTCGTCCCGCGTTTAAGCCGTTACCGTAGGCTTTTTTCACTGCTTCTTTGAGTTTTTCAGAAAATTCTCGTTCTTCTCGTTCGTTTTCTTGGAATGCTTCTGCAAACGCTTTGTATAAGTCATATGTTTCTTTTGCAGGATTGAACGGTGCAGTCCTGTAATATTCTGTTATGAACCATTTCTTACCGTCGATGCTTGTCAGATAAAATCTGGTATTTGGAATCGGAATACTTCCCATCATAGTCATTGACACATCAACCATTCGTTTAATTCATGGAGAATTTCATCCCCATCTCGAAAACCACCGGACCCGTGATATTGGTTCTGTTCCCGCTCATCCTCCAACGTTTTTACTGTGGCGAGCAGCTTATCTTCTCTGCCTTCTGCTTCGCCCTTGGCAAAAGCCGCTTTCTCAGCTTCGTCAATGCGTTGGTATCTGTTCTTTCGCTCCTGCTCGATGTAGAGTAATCCGTTGGCTACTGCATCAAGGAATGCTTGGGTTTCAGATTCCGGAATACGCTGATTGCCGTTTGAGTCGTAAGATACACAATAATTCCCAATGTCATCGTAGACGATAAAGTATGGTGAATTTGGTATTTTCTGTGACCTCATGTAGTTTACACCTCAAAATGACATGCCAAAATATAGTGCTTATACTAATTTTATTATAGCATATCTTGTTTATCGCTGCATCCGTTTTGAGGTACATAGAGAGCGCGATACTTTTGCGCGATAGCAAGTGCATTTAAGACAACGCTACACCATACAGCAACTGTTGCAGCAAACGTGTATACAGATGAAAAACCACAGTATACAAGATAGCGACTTTCGTGTGCAAAGAACAGACTTATAAGCAGCAAGAATAAGCGCGGAACAAAACTTTTTATTTGGTTGCTTTGTTCCGCAGGAAAGCAAATGTCAACTAGAGATGAAATATCATGGCAGATTAACATCTTGCAACGGTTCAGGACGATAAAAAATAGGCGGATTCCTTGAAGCTTTTTGGGGACTTCCGATGCTGGTGTTTGTACAATAAGAGTTGTAGCATCAAAGAATGATATGATAAGATTTAGACCCGCCACAATACATACGATAGTAGCTTCATCTGCCATATCAAAGTACAAGAAACTTTCTACGAATACGAACAGATGAAGGACGCTTACAAGAATAGAAGCTACAATGAGAAAAGTGTTGATGTATCGGCGCACCGATATAGTCTTATGCTTGTTTTGCATAAATCCTCACCTCTGGAGAACTATAGCGACTGGCATAGCGTTGATAATCAAAAGCGAGAGAAGCTTCCAGTGCGTCGATACCTTTGCGCAATGGACTCGATTTTAAATCACATACCTGCAGATAATTTCCGCCGTGTGAGTTGTCAAGAAGATGTCCTGTTGAATCAACGATTAAGTAAGACTTCCGCAGTTCTGGTTCTACAATAATAGAACAATCTGCTGTACTCTGGATAACGAGACTGTTTCCGTTGTTTGTGACCTGTGGTACACTTTCGATACCACTGTTCCAACGGACGAACCTATTGTAATCGTTTGTGGATACCTGTAGGTTGACGTTCGAGAATTTACCGTTGTCAAATACCTTCATACGCATGATTTTCCAACGTGAAATACGAACTTGTTTGTCATCAAGAATCCACTGACCAAGGTTCTCATCTTTATTCAGTTTGTTGACGACAGTATTTACTTTGATTGCTGTTTCAGGTGCGTATCGTCTGATTGCGTAGCAAAGACTATAAAACTTTACTCGTGTCAGCCATTGTCCGTTTTGAGTCATTCGACCAAGTTCGCGGTTTGTATTTTCACTGAAACTATCAATTGAGAAACCAATGGTCTTGAACAGAGAGGCATTCTTCTTTATCCATTCGGTAGTCATCAGAATGCCATTTGTAATGATAGAAACGTCAATTCCTTTGTCGCGGATATATTGAACCAAATCAATTAACGCCGGATAAAGCAAAGGCTCTCCTCCTGCGATGTTGAATTCCGTTACTTTTGTTTCTGAGATACAGTTATCGACAACACGTTTCCAATCATCAACACTAAGAGGTTTAGATTCACTGAAATGTGCAAAGCAGTGCCTGCAAGAACAGTTACATGTGTCCGTGATATGAAGATTTACTTTATAAGTCTTACTCAAAGTAAAAGCCTCCGTTTCTGTTTTTTTTAATCAATCGTGTGGGTTGCTCTTTTTGTTACCATACAAGCGCAAATCCATACGAATCAACAGACCAATGAATAGCGCTGAAAAGACAACAAGTGAAACAACAAGGGCGGGATGGTCTACATATATCGTTAAATTGAAGAGCATTGTGACAAACAACACGATAGTTGCAATTACAATAAAGGCTGAAAAAAACAGGTCAATGGTTTCAAGTGTGGAGCGCATAACAACATGCTTTTCGAAAAAATTGTATGCTCGTGCTTCCTTCTTTGCTCGCAAAGCACGTTTCTTTTCACGCTTACTCATGTGTTTTTTTGAAAAATAAGGGTGCTCTCCATATTCGATAGCTACATCCAGTGGATTTTGATTGCACATATTGTATTACCTCACTTTTTTAAGCTTGACTTTTTGACGTGTAGTCGCTCATTTATAGTATTAACGTCGAATTTTTGCGACGTGAATACCGGAGCGACAAATTTATGGTTCTTTTTTATAAAACGTTCCAAAACATCCCAACTTTTTCCTTCCGGCTTCGCGTAGGTATATGGTTCAAGGCAAAGGAAAAGCCATAACGTATTTGGTTCATTGACGACAAGATACCTTGTAAGAATGTCTGTGATTGTTTCAATCCCCATGTTCCAGCTTATCGCAAGAACCCGACTCACATCGTAAACGACTAGCTGCGGGACTTCATTTGGCTTTACGTCAACAGATATTGTATGGTATAGAGTGGCTTCGCCTCCTGTGCTTTTGTATTGACGAATCTCCATAGGTACACATCCCGGAACAGCTCTGTCATGGTTGATTACAAAGTCAGCATATTCCCCCGTTGCATCAAAGACCAAGATACGTTCTTTTGTGGAACGTAATATTTTGGCGATTTCTCGCTTGCACCAAGTCGTTTTTCCATGTCCCGATTCGCCAGAAACGAGAGTATAATATTTTGTTGAAATTATATCTGGCTGAGGGATACGCATTACGAATTACTCCTTTTCTTGGTAGTAGAGTTATTATACCTACTGCCATTTAACTGCAATTACAAAAAGCGGGAACACCCCGAAAAATTAAGTGGGCTCCCGCTTTTCATGATGGGTATTTCTTACTGGTTAGGATTCTGGTCGTTCTGCATCGGAGGCTGAGGCATATTCACAGTGGATGTCTGCTGTGCCGGAGCTTGTGGCTGAACCGGAGCCTGCTGAGGAGCGACTGGCTGCGCATTTGGATTCTGGTAGTTCATGTTCTGATTCGGGTTGTACTCAGGAGCAGGCTGAGCATAAGTGGTTGGATGCTGCTGCTGTTCCGCTTTGTGGTTGTCGTACTTAACCTTCATCTGGTCGTAGGAATAGCCATCCTGCGGAATGCCGAAATACTTATACTGACCAAATGCCAGAATCATATTGAAGATTGGGTTAAGCAGGATAAGACCGATGGTAAATCCAATGCTTTGACCGAAAGCAACTGCTTTCTTGTACTGAGACATGATATTGATGATGATACAGATGACAATAAGCACAGTACCAATCAGTGGAATGAATCCGAGCAAGCTCAAAACAATGGGAACCAAGAAGAGCCAACCATTGCCCCAGTAAATCTTGAACTCAATGTACTTGTTGTAGAACGGGATGATAGATGCCCAACCTGCCTGACCTGCTTTGGTAAAGATTTTCCAGTTCGCAACGATGTTGAGAACAATGAATGCTACCAAAAGCAGCCAGAACGTGCCGAGAAAGCCGAGCGCAGCATTAAGTGCCGCAGTTTCTGAAGAACTATACATACAAAAATTCCTCCTTTATGTATGTGTACAAAAAATATATCCAAAGCTGTTTGAACAGCTTTAGTACGATGGTTGTTATGGATTGATGGTTACGAACTCCCATCCAAATCCGCCAGCACTCTTTGCTTTGCCATTTGCAGCCTTTGAAATGCTCTTACGGCTGATATGAGTTTTTCTCTCAGCTTCAGCGACAGAGTTAAACAAATCAATTACTTCGCCAGTTTCTAAATCCTTCTGAACGACTGCCTTTGGAGTGAATGATGGTTTTTCCTCTTTGTTTACTTCCACCTTTTCGTCCTCAGGCTTTTCAGCGACGGCATTTGTTCTATCCTCATAACGAGGCTTGGCAAAATCGTCGTGCTTAAGGAAGTCATCACTGCCATCAAATGGATTATGTGGGGTATTATCCTCATCGTCCAAAGACTTGTCGAACTCAAAATCATCAGGATAAGCATCAACAGCAGCGTCAAACTTTGCTTTGAGATAAAGTGCTCCCACAGCAAGAATGCCAAGACCGATAAGTGCCTTAGTTGCAAATTTCATGATTTTTTCCTTCTTTCTTTAGGATGTGTACTTATTATTTTGCGTAGGCTTATTATACCTATATTGTGATTTCCAATTACTATGAAACCAATGTTGCCCTCACTACATATCGCTGTGGTGTCGATTGATAGTACCCAAACGGATAACATGTATACATATATAGCCTATCCATACCATCTGCAAGATTTACGAGAACCGTTCCGTCATCCGCAACAACTGTTCCTCCGTCTGAAGTCACCGTTCCTGCGCGGGCAGAATCTACTTGGTAAACAAACTGCCCATAATTTGTATCAACAACAAACTTATCTCCGATACTCACATATTGCAAAAGAGAAAAAGCGCCGTTGTTGTGAGCGCAAAGCAAATGACATCCACCGTAGCCAACTTGGTATGAGCCTGTGTACTGACAGACTCCTTCTCTGCTATCGAGTAATCCTTGGTCGTCACCCCAAATGAGCGAAGAATACAAACCGATTTTCGAACATGAAATCGTTCCATAACTTGTACCATAACTTGCGGGAGTAACAGCCCCCCATACAGATGTTTTTGGCTCTGGTTCTGCTTCCGGTGCAACAGCTTCTTCATCATGTTCAATCAGTTGAAGCTCTGGATTATGTAAAGCTATACTACCAGCAAATCCCGGATAAAAATCTATGTCATCAAAAGGGGTGTAGTAAAGCTCGTACCCTTCTTTTGGTGGCTCTTTTGCGATTTCTACCGTAATTGCGTTTGTTAATTTAATGTTTGATTCGATAATTGGCGAGACATCTTTCGGCTGTGCAATGTTTATAACACATCCAGACAATGTTGCAGCACAGACAATGCTCGCAATAGTTGTGTATAATTTAGTTTTTTTCATAAATTAGAGCAGTTCCTCCCGCGACTTTAGTCGTGGGTTATTGACTTGGTTTCTATTACAAGATGAAGGCAGGAAAAGCCAACGGTTTCAACCGTGGGAGGTGTCAAACAAACAGAGAAATTAGCGTTTTTAAAAATTCAGAATCGTAACCGAAGAAAACAAAATATAGGCATCCAATGATTGCCACAATAAGAGTAATACGCAGAATCGTATAAAGCGGTAAACAAATACGCCAGAACTTGCCGCGAATCAGCCAAAAGCCACATTTGCTTCCTTTTCTCCGATTACATTTGTGGCAAGCCGGAACGAGGTTTGATAAGGAATTTACTCCTTCCGGTGGAACCATCAATCTATATAAAAAATTGTGACTCACTGCTTTCACCGGAACAATGTGGTCTACTTCCATATCGTTTTTTGATATCTTTCTCCCGCAATATACGCAACGATATTTTCCTGCACGTGGAGGCCAGTTGCGGATAAATTCTGTTCTATATGTATCGGACCGTTGATATTTTTGATTCATGCTTTTCACTTGCTTTGATTGATTCCTTGCGTTATATCGTTTAAAATATCGCACAAATATATACAATCTTGATAAGTCGCTGGAATAATATCGAGATGTACTGGATGCGATTTACCAAGTTGAGTTGTATATTTTGCGGTTTTTCCATCAATGTGATATTTTTCGCCTTGGACATAGATATTCTTTATTTCTGTCAAAACGTATCGTTCGTCCTTTGAGGTGTAAAATACCAAGCAATTTTGGTCGTATTCGATATCTGCTGATTCCAATTTGTTTTTCTTGTCGTTGCTAATTGCCATATTGAAACAAGCTATGGATGCTACTACACAAGCTCCTGCTGCAACATAACCTGTAATTATCGATGCCGCTTCCAAAAGCAGGAAAAAATTGTCAATGATTGAAGTTAGTGCAAATGTGAGAACTGTAAGTAACAGTCCCAAGCCGTATACAAAGCCGTATCCAATGTTATACGTTGCATCAATAGCAAGCAATAGAAGCACTCCTGCAACTAAGAATGCAATGGATTTTGATGATTTATGTTTAAAAGCTGCGATTTTGCAGAATCTTTTTGAGGTAGATAATTCGGTGCTCATAAAGTGTTTCCCTTTCTTGTGATTTTTTGTATTATACCAACAAATAAAAAATCCCCCACATAATCAAAAGGCGATTATGTGAGGGAATGTTGCACCCCATGTGTGGTGCAATATGCTGATTGGGTTTATTTCTTTCAATCTAATGCACCCCGTGCGGGGTGCAACCGTGGGACTCCTCCCCGACAAGCTGCTTGCCGGATTTCAATCAACGCACCCCATGCAGGGTGCGACGGGGGCGGATTCTGTTTACAAGGTCAAGTTCGATATTTCAATCTAATGCACCCCATGCGGGGTGCGACCAAGGGTTGTACAACCATGTTGCACAGATTTCAATCTAACGCACCCCGTGCGAGGTGCAATGGTTAAGCGACTGTGACGTAACAGCAGGTAGAATTATTTCAATCTAACGCACCCCGTGCGAGGTGCAATAGCAAAACTATACAATTCAAGCGTATCTTGGTAGCACGTAAGATGTACAGTTTTGCTAATTATGTGCTTCACACACTGAAGCACTCACCTATTTACTGCATTGGAACCACCCTCCAGCCATTGATTTTTGGTGCGATGCTCCCAGTGATTTTATGTCAGCTTAATGTTCGCACCATCTTGATAACCTTATTATATCATACGTCACTGCTTCCTGCATCCGCTTTTGCGGCAATAAAAAGCCACCGGCCAAACGGTGTAATGCGTGTTAAGTATACATGATGGCGGTATTGTCAATTGTTTGCCCGTTTACATCGATTGGATGATAGACATATACATTACGCTCTTTGTCCGTCAAAGATTCATCTAGCGCAAGTAATTTATGGCATGGAAACGGACGACCCATTGTTTGTTCATCTGTTCCCCAGCGCGTAGGATATATATCTGGATACATACTTCCGTTTTCTTCTACCCTATATGTTTCTATATAAAATCCAAATCTAAATTCGGTTGGATATACGATTTCATTCGTTGATTCAATGCCGTCTGGCAATACTGCTGTTTGGCAAAATTTGAAAAAAAACGAAACGAAAGGTTTATCCTTTGCTGCGTGGATATCTAACGGAACATAGATATGACATGCATCAGGTGCAGTAGACAAGTCTTTTGGATGAACACCCAATCCAATCCAAACATCGAATGCCAAATATTTTCGACCATTTAGTTCAGAAGCGTCATTGTATAGGAGCGGGTATCCTGCCTTAAAAACATTTCTGCCGATTTTTTTAGATATTTGGTCTACTCGTTTATTTGGATATGGACGGCGGATTATGTAGTCGTTAATTCGTTCTTGACTGAAAAGACCATCCGTAATGCCCATTTTGTAGTAAAACATTCCATCAGTTTCGGCATCACAGTAGATGCCGTTGTTAATGATGAGCATAGCTTCCGGAATTTTTCCAAACATTTGTATTATGTTTTTCTTCGTTTCATCGTTCATGCTTTTACCCTCACATAGTATATAACGTAGTATATCGCCGTGCGTGAAATCTTGGCATACATGTAATAGTTATAACTGTGGCAAGTAAACTAATAATGATAACAAGCGGTACAATCTTTTTCATTTGTTCTCCTCCTCGGTAGTCTGGACCTCAACAATTGTCCACCAATCGATGAAATCGGGACCTTTGATGTAAAGGTCTCGATAGCATTCTTCAACGATGATGTCATCAACGTTGTAGTTCCCGCAGTAATCCTTCAGGCTTTTTTCGTATTCCTCATGCGCCTTCGCTTTGGCTTTATCGAGCGTCGAAAAAACGGCGTGAGAAAAAACAGCCGGAGCGGATTCCTTACTCATGTAGATGTTTTCGAGAATAAATGTTTTCATCAATCATGGGCAAGGATACCCACGACTAAAGTCGTGGGAGAAATTGCCCGTTCACTTCCTTTCTTTGAAAAAAAATATATTTGTATGACAACAAGGCCATAGCGACTATGAAAGCACCGAAACAAATAGCGGCGCTTTGGCAACTAAAAATACAGCCACACCTGTCGGCTTTGCCACAGCTTTACGTGATGTGTTGTCTTAGAGCGTGCAGTTAGGATTAACGCCGCACGGTAACTATCTATTCACTTATAACGGGGCGCAACTCAATGCGCATAGGGTAGTCAATATATCCTTTCGGACACTTCTAAAGTGTAGGCTTACTGACGCAAGCCCACGACTTTAGTCGTGGGTTATTGACTCCTCTCTGTTGGGAAATTCACAGGTGGCAAGAAAATCTGTGATTTTTGATTCGTCGAATTCGTTCGAGTATTTCTCTGGAATATATACAGATACAACCGTAGCATAAGAATCGCCTTTATCTGTATCGATGTGCATATAATACCAGCTATGTCCTGTTGTTAGGTCTTCATCTTTGACTTCATAGCGATACCACATGCCGTCATCAGTCATGTAGTATTTTTTTTCTGCTCCGACTGCTTGCGAGAGCATTTCTGTCATTAGTTCAAGCGTTTGATGCTTTGTGCGAGGAAGTCTATAACTAGCAAATCCGACAATGGCATCGTCGTTTGAGAAGATAGGAACACCGTCATCAATTGTCTCTAAGGTCCAACCATCTGGAGCGTTGATGGAGATGCATTCAGGAGTTCCCGTTTCAGTTAATTCAAGTTTACCGTAATAGGTTTCATCTGCAGATTCTGCTGTTGCTGTTTCTGCTGTTGCGTATATCGGTTCTGCATTACTTGCAGTAATTGCATCACCGTTGTCGTGAATCATCGGAGTGATGCTTGCCAACGGAACAATTGCAAGTGCAACAACGCAGAATAAAGACATGATTTTTGTAAACATAGAAAGATGCTTCACTGTCCTTTCGTAATTATGACGGCTCGACTACCCATACTTTTGTAGATTTGTGTCCACCATTCAATCTTAACTTTGTTTGTATATCCGAGCGGGTCGGCTATGTACATGTATTCTTCATCGAATCCCTTAAGGACTAGACAATGAAGATTGACATAAGGTCTTTCACCTGTTGGTAAAACGTATTTCCCACTTTTTCTTGGAAACGCGAAATTGATGGTTCCCCAGAACACTACCGGATTGCCCTCTCTAATATATTGCTTAAGTTCATCTACGGAAGAACCCGTAATGTCTTTTGCCTTATATTCTGTATTTCCGACATCCTTCAGATAGCTGTTGATTGCTTTTACCAAAGGCTGCGCGTAGCAATACCACCCATTGCCTCTTGGATTTCCCATATATGCGACATTTGGGTTTACGGCATAAAATGGATATTGTTTTGGTAGGTAAACATCTGCCATTGTGAGTTTATCAACATGAAAGCCGAGATAATTCAGCACAATAGTTGCTGATGTTATTTCGCATCCGTTTGGTAAAGAAGGGCGCTGATAGATTGTTTCGACGGGGAGTACCTTTTGCTTACTTGCTACAACTTCATCTTGTTCTTTTGCTTTTTGGGAAAGAACATGTAAATCACTTTTGATTGTGTTTTGGAGCTGGTTTTTGATTGCAATTAGGCTCATTTGCTCGTAGATATTTACAGTGTCATAAGATGCTTCTACCGCAATTTGTTTTGCATTTGCATTTGCGATACAGTCATTTATAAACATCGTATCTCGCTCTTGTGCAACTATATTGACTCTCATTGAAACGAGCGCAAGGAGCAGAAAACCTATTCGCGTAGTTTCTTTATAGAACCGTTCTGTAAGCTTCAGGTTGTAGTATACTTTCGTTTTGTTTTGACTAAACAGAAAAATCATTCGACCTTAAAGGCTTTTTTATTTCCTTTGAAAATTACAATCATAGACGGTCTCATAGCGCCCGCAGACCCGGATTTATTACCATTGACCCAAGATGGGACGGTCGGATTTTCAAACTTTACACGCTCCGGCAGGAATCGAATGGTGACACCTTTTTGGTGATAAATATTTTCCTTGAACCACTCGGAATCGGTGCTTACGGGCAAAAGCATAACAACCGTTGTTTTTCTCTTCTTTGATTCCTTTCGGGCTTTTGCAGTCCATTCGCGGAAGGATTTTTTTCCGCTCGGTGGGCAACAGAAAGCTGTTTCGCCACCCCAGTCCTGTGAAAGTCCATCATCATCAGGTGTAAAGAACTTCTTGCACTTGGCGTTGAATGGCTGCGCACACACATCCAAGGTGAACCCGAATTCCGCGTCCAGCTTGTCGAACAGGTCCTGCGGGGTTGACCATTCAGCCAGCAAAGCCTTATTTTTTTTCATGCTCATTGATTTCATAAGTTTCGACGCTGATTCGCACAGTTTTATGCTTTTGCGTCATTCACATCCTTTCTGTAGGTGTTTTGTGCTTGTTTTTTATAACTTAATTATATCATTCAGTGCATCTTCTCGCAACCGCTTTAGCGTGTATAAAGCATGGTCGCTGCGCTGTAATTGCCTTTAAAGCGGATGCTAGGCAATGCAAAATATGATATAATAAATACATCAATAGCGTTTGTGTGATGGTTTTTGTTTAATTTTTCTTGATTTAAGAGGTATAAAAACATGGGAGTTTCTAAAAGTCCTTTGAGACGATACTATAGAGAAGGGTCAGCCAAATCTATTATTACAGAGAGATTTCGAGATTCTCTGGCTTTTTGTAATAGGACTGGCTCTTACGATGATTGTCCTTCTGTTTTTGGTCTTGACAATGATTCTATGAAGAAAAGAATTGATGTTGCCGTTGAATACTCACAGATGGCAGTTTCGATTATCCGAAAACATCTACCTACTTATCGTATGATGTCAGATGAACGTCACCAGTTGAAGGAAAGACAAAAATGCAATCTTGTTTGCGACTGGGCTGGTTTCACAAGTGTTTGTGGTCCTTCATATGATGTTATAGAACAAAACTTCGGCTTTACGATTGCCATGGCAATCTGGATGTTGGATGAAATTGATGCTAGTGGTAATATCAAAAAAGCCTTAGCGCTTTTGCCTCGCAATGATGAGTCTATGAACTATTACCTTTCGTATAGTTGTCATCATCCAAAATATGACGATGCTGTTTTAGCAAGTATGGTTTATGTGATAAGAAACAGAAATCGGGATTGTACCGGAATCCAAAAGCCTGTTCGAGCACCGGAGAAGTTTTTTCTCACTGATAGCTATACTATCAGAGGGCAAAATAGACAGAATTGCAATTCAAGAAATACGTTTGAAGCGTTGCTTTCACTTATTAGTAAAGAATCTATCAAGAGAGCAACAGAAAAATTTGAAAAGAAAGTTTGGTATGAAGTAGACCAGTATTTTTCTGTTTTTTCTGTATATGAAACTCGTGAATACGAAATATACAAAACTGGTATAGCTTTGCAGCGTCAACAGTACGAAGAAATCAACGAATTCGGTAAATATGTTGGTTGGAATCCGAAATTTGAGAAACAGGCAAAAAGAATGTTTCCTGCTGCGAACCAGACGGTCTCAATACTTTCTGTTCCCTCCCCTTCTGAATTTGCCGCACAGTCTGGTGTTACTTCTCGTCAAGGGTGCGAGATTGACCCTCTTTTGGATAGGTTCTTGCGAATTGAGGCTGTTTCGTCAAAGCCGGATTTGTACGAACAAAAGTACGCTGAACTTGAGCGAAAAGGTCAGCAGGCTACCGATGCGTTTCGATACTTTACTATTGACGCTTTAATGTCCACTTCACTAACAAAGGCACAACTTGAAAAACGATACGGTTCTGAGGTTGCTTCTATTATTGCTAACGATTTAGTTGACGACCCATACGAATACTGTTTTGCCTTTTTGTATTTGCTTGACCGTTGTGATAGCATTGCGTGGCTTTATTATCCTGTTGCACGAATTTTAGGGCTGTGCAGCGCTGCTTTGCCTTGGACTTACTCACCCAATGAACGCCAAGCATTTTCGCTGTATAGTGGTTCAGCAAATGAATCATCTTCTGGAATTTCGAGCGGAGATGCGATTGACTTTAACTGGGATTCATTTACTCTTGAGGAAAACTCCCCCGATATAAAAAATGACGATGATACTCCAGAAGTTTATCGTATCAATTATGCTCGTGCATTGTGTTTGATGACTGACATCGTGATGCCAAGAGATTCACAACACTTCAATAGCTTAGCTCTCGCAAAAGCCAAGGAGCTTGGTATTACTGAAAAAGAGCAACTTGTTCCGTTCCTTACAACTACTATGTTGTCTCAGGCTATAAAAAATAAGATTACATTCGATTCAACCGATGTTGCTGAAGAGCTTAAGACGACGCAAGAAGAGTTGGAGATTGAAAAGAAGAACAATGAAGTTCTTTGCAATGATGTTTCTTCTTTGAAAAAAGAGAATAACCGCTTAGAAAAAGCATCTTATGACGCCAAGAAAGCCGAATCAAGAGCAAATCAGACTATCTCCGCTATGCAAGCGACTATTGATTCTCAGAAAGATGAAATTGCTGAATTGCGTGACCTTCTTTATTCTTTGTCTCAATCCGCAGAAGATACCACACCGGATATAAGTGATGATTTGTCCTCTGGCATTGAATTTCCATATCACCTTACCAAAAAACACATTATTGTTGGCGGACATCCATCTTGGCTTAGTTCTATGCGTTCTATGTTGCCTGATGCGATTTTTACGGATTCGCTTGTTGCTTCCCAAATTAAAAGTGCTGACGTTGTGTGGATTCAGGCAAATTCTTTGAACCATCCGACTTATTGGAAGGCTGTCACCATCGCTAAAGGGGCTCGTGTGCCTGTTAGGTATTGTACTTATTCGTCAGCCTTAAAATGCGCTCAACTTGTTGTGTCGTTCGATAAAGAAGCTCCAACAAGTTGATACAAATACCCTAAATAGTAAAAAGCCGCCCCCAATGGGGCGGCTTTAATTTTGTTTAGTTTTCCACTTCTGTGGAATCTTCTTTTTGAACGTCTATACTGTTCGAGATTTCTGTGTTAGACTCTGAACTTGTATCTTCAGCATCTGTACCAAGCATTCTTTCCAATTCATCCGCTGTGTTGGTCCGTGTGACTGTTCCGCCATTCTCCATCTGAGCTTTTGCTGAACGATTTCCTTGGTCCATTTTGCACACAACGTTATCGGTAACGCTTAGTTTGTCTGTCACGATGGAAATCACGCTTCCATTTGTGTAGATGTACCAGCCTGTGTAGCGTGACAACTCAGATTGTGGAACAAAGCAAGAATTTCCTGCTCCTGCGTGGAATTCTTCTGTCCATGCATCATCGCCCGCATCTTCCGAGTTGTTTCCGGTTGCAAATTTTTTATTGGTTACGTATCCAATGGTGGATGCATCGTATGGGACCTTTAAAATTGAAAGACCATCACCTGTTTCCAATGGAATATCGTAAGTGGCATTTGTGGTATCTTTGTAGCAAGCTTGTTTATTGAGTTCCTGAGCGATATTTGCCAAAGGGATATAATAGTCGTTGTTATAGCTAATGAATTGGCAGTTTTCTAATAAGCGACCATTTAGGATGATGTTTCCTTCTTTACCTTTTTCGGTTTTGTTTAGAATTGCTTGTCCGTTTTTCCATTGCGTATGAAATTTTTCAACTTCGTCCGGATAATCAACAACATAGACCCTTTCTCCGGTGAATTCTTTTCTTGGAAGATAAAGGTCGTCTGACCAACCATCAGCATCACACCAGCTTATTTCATTGCCATAAAACTGATAGAATCTACCCTCTTTAATGGTTGCCATCGTTTCATTTTGACGATACACGTGATTCCCTACGAGTGTGGAAACATCACTTACAATGTATTCATCAGTTGCGTTTTCATCAACAAAGGTTTTGTTCTCATCCTTTCTCAGTCCATTTTCGCCTTTTACTTCACTATAGTTTGTTATACCTTGATTTGTTGGAGCTTTGCTTTCCAATAATTCAAAGTTTTGTTCTGTTGGTTCAACCGTTGGTTCTGCAGTTGCTTCAGGTTGCGGTGTTGCTGTTACTTCAACCTGCTCTTTTGTATCATCTGTTGGCTTTTTTAAGAAGAAAAGTGCAATCGTTGTAACCGCTATAATTGCAATTAGCAAAAATAGTGCAATTACAGATAGTTTTTCTTTTGTGTTCATTTTTTTCTTCATAAATTGCGGGAAAAACCTCTCCCTTCACTTCCTTTCGGTAAATATGGTATTTATTGTGAAATGTCCCAGTTGTTTGTTGCCCAGCCGCGATATGTGATATAGCCTTGAGCTTTCCAAGCCTCAAAGTCCATAACATGGAACAGACCATTTCCATATTTGTCTGCTATACATTCGTACACTTGCCCGTCAATATAGATTCCAACATGTCCAGCGCTTGGTGCCGATGAACTATAAGCGTAAACGCATGAACCGTTTGCCGGTGTTGTTTGATACAATGTTAATGTGTTTGCGGCGTCCTGTGCTGAACCGTATGACACTCGTGTTTGACCTGCGGAGGCGTATAAGTCAGCCACAAATCGTTGACATTTGCCGCCTTCAATGCGGATATTAAGACTTCTTGCAACTGCTTGCACGTCATCTCCTGCCGCTACCAATTTATAGCACAAATCAATGATTTGTTGTTGCCGTGATGAAAGTCCATCCAAATTTTGTAACCGTTCGAGAAGTGCGGCGGCTTCCTCTGGAGTCATTGAGGAGTATGAACCGCCTCCTCCGTTATTATAATCGTCAAAAGACGGTACGCCGTATAATGTACACACTTGTTCATACTGTGTATCAAACATATCACTTACCATTGATTCAAATGCGGTTTTGTCTTCATCGCTTTGCATTTTCTTTTCCATGGTATCTATGATTTTCTGTTTTACGTTTGTTGCAAGGGTAACTTTGTAGGTCGGTGTTACTGTAACATCTACATAGCAATCATAATGGTCAACACGCCATGCCATTATAGGAACTTCAACCTGACGTGTCATCTTTTCGTGAAGATATTCGTTGTAAAATTCTTCTGTTTCAGTTCTTGTTTGTCCTGTATCATACTCTATTTCTACTGCTTGCCGTTTATAGCTTACTTCCGGTGTCGCAGTCATTGTTATGGCATAGATACTATCCGTTTCTTCATCTGATTTCAAATCAGACATGGACAGTCCTCTTCCCGCAACTTCTGCAATAATACGAGTCATCTGGTATTCGGCGGTTTTCTTGTCGTCTTCCGTGACATCACTATCACCAAAATCCATATAGACTCCGATTTCATTGCTGGTATCGGAGGTACTGTCACTAGATGCATCGTCAGAGTCTTTTTTTGTAACTGCGCTTGTTGCGCATGATTGAAGAACTACTGTTTTGATTGCCAAATCTTGGCTTACACTTTCGTCGTCTCCATCTTGTACAGGGGTATTAACGGTTATATTTGTTTCATCACCTGTATAGCTGTTTCTGTATGTATTTCCATCGTTGTAGTTGAATGTTCCCGCTCTATACTCTTGATGACCCTCATACATTGTTCCTTCCCATGAATCCCAGTAGTCATCGCCATCCCAGATTGTATATTCAGAATCGTCTGAGCTGTAAAGCTTATCAACTATCTTGTTGCCAGAGGACTGTACTTTTTCTGCTCGTTTTCTTGCTGTTTTCGTGGTTTTTTCAATGCCTTTCTTCATTGCCTTTGCGCTTAGCTTCGTCAGAGAGTTGAAGGCATCTGTATAGTCCGTATATTCTTTATCATAAGCAGCAACGCCTCCATCTTCTGCAATTGCTGCACTCTTGTCTTCTTGTGATATCCCTCCGTTGAAAAATGACATAACACTTGAAACAATATCTCCTAGAGTAAATGTGCCATCTCCATTTGCATCGCCTATGACATTCTTTACGCCGTCATACCACTGATTTTCATCTTCCAAATTTCTTGTGACATTTTCCTCGCCCGATACTGATGTTCCGCGAGCTTCGTTTGTGAACATCGTAACATTTCCGGGCAACGCCAGCACAAAGACTATTACAAATATCATTGTAAACATGGCATTTTTATCCTTTCGTTGATAGGTATTTACAAAATCGAGTGGTTTAATCCAAGCAACTCAATTTCGTAACCCCCTAGAATTTCTCTTATTACTATACCAACAAAAGACGAGAAAAAGCCGCTCACAGAGTGAGCGGCTTATAGTGCTTAGAGCGACAACGATACTTCACGACTTGACTTTGTGTACTGGACAGTTTCGATACCAGCAGTCTTGAAAAGGAATCGCGCCGCGATATTGTTTTCTGTGTTTTTGTACTTGTTATCCAAGAAGATGACCTTTTTGATACCAGACTGGATAATTGCTTTTGCGCATTCGTTGCAGGGATAAAGCGTGACATACATGGTAGAACCATGCAAATCCTTTCCCGCGTTCAGAATTGCGTTCAGCTCCGAGTGACATACATACATGTATTTAGTATTGAGATTTTCACCCTCTCTCCCCCAAGGCATAATGTCGTCACCACATCCGATGGGCATTCCGTTATAACCAAGGGATAGAATTTTATTGTCTCGTACAATACATGCGCCAACCTGACTGTTCGGGTCTTTGCTTCGCATTGCCGAGAGTTCTGCAACTCCCATAAAGTATTCATCCCAAGAGATGTAGTCTTTTCTTTTATTGCTCATTTCCGAAGTTCCTCTCTTTCCTTAAAGAGTTTTGCTTTGTGTGCAACAATAGCATCACGTACTTCGAATCTGTCGTATGTTTTTGACCAGATAGCCATATCCAACAGAAGCTCTTTCGAGAAGATTGCGTTTACCGGAAATTCCGGGAAGATTTCGCATTTTCTCACTTTTAAGTTTTTATTCACTTCAACTACCGGAGTTTGTCCGAACAGTTTCGTGATAACCTCGCTTGTCGGTGTATCTGCGTTGCAATCTGCAGACAGTCGAAAGTACGTCTGAAGGTCATGTTTGTTAATCAGAGCAAGTTCCAATGAGCTGATGTGAACAAGTTCCTTTTCAAGTGCTCTGACCCACACAAACATGTAATGTGTTGTTGCACTGTAGCCGTTTCTTTCCTGTGCAAACCAACCAAGGTGGTCCTTTGTTCGATTGCAAGTTAGTTCACAGCTAAAGGTATCGAGGTTTCTGTCCCAATAGTGTGTTGCGCATTTTTCATCAACCCAAAGGATTGAGTCCGTATTGGGTGAGTGAAGCATAATGTCAACTCCACGCTTATCGATTTTTTCGTCGTTTGGTCTTTTGCAACGAAAGCCCTCTTTTTCATAAATCGAATCTAGTAAGAACTGTACGCGTTTATCAACGCTCTCGTCGCTTTTTTTGTTCGAAAATTTCATAAGTATGGGCAAGGAGACCCGCGACTTCAGTCATGGGAAAATTGCCCGTTCACATCCTTCCTAGTTTTCTTCAACAACCTTATAGCGGCTTTCAACCTGATAATCATCGCCATCCCAGCAACGAACCACAAAGTCGAAATCGTCTTGGTCTTCATCGACTGCAAAGAAGACGCTTTCTGCACTACCGTTGTTTTCCCGGTTGCTGAAATTAAGCTCCTGTGCGGCCTCGAAGGCACTTAACTCTGCCGCCATATACGCCATCTCTTCTGTTGGATATGATGTCGGCAAGAATTCTTCTTCTGGTTTATGTGTGTTGCCGTAATAGTATCCGCGCTTCAAAATTTTATACATCTTTTGTGCTCCTTACATTTCCGGGTATAACCCTTAGTCGTTTGGTAACATAATGTCGCATATGTGCCGATAGATATGTTCTGGGGCTTCAAACCTTGTCACTTCATGCCCCACCCATGTTCCGGTTGTGCCGTTAACTCCATTGCGAAGCTTGATTCCTCGTCCATTTCCTCTCTCCCACTCATGCAGATTGATAGAGTAATCATCCAAAAGAACGAAGCTATCATCTACATGGCAGTCAAAGAGAGTTTCAACGAAGGAAACCTTACTGCATCCGCATGGTACAAAAATACGGTGTTCATTGTCGATTTCTGGGAGAAACTCGTTAAGCCATTCGCCTTTCTCATCGACAGATGTTTCGTTCTCTGGCATATACGCCGAAAGAACATAAACATCAACTTCTGGCTTACAGTTGATAATAAGTCGTATAGCTTCGACAACTGATTGATATGGAGGTAAATCTCGGAAATAATTCTTTTGAAGTAACTCCTCCATTGAGGCCGCTAACTTCCAAGTCGCGAGTGTCCCATCCATGTCTACAAATAATTTAATTGCTTTGTTTTCCATTTTTTCACCTCAAATGCTTACGGTTGTGGTTTTTGCCTGTTTAGTGCGTCGTTCTTTTTCGGCTCGCAGCACCTCTTTCAAAGCCTCTTGGTTTACCGGAAGATATTCAATGGATTTAATCGCACCGAGTTCTTCATCTTCAAACCATGCAGACTTCTCACTCGGTAGAATGATGTCTCCTTTTTCATAAGAGACTTTTTTGCTTTCTGTTCGTATTGCTGCCTTTGTGGTATGTGCAGAATGCTTGATGTAATCAATTGGATAGACTGCGCCGGAAATTTTATTTCCAACTTTTCCATCAACAACGACAACGTAAGCAATGGCGCTTTGTCCTTCCGAACTATCAAACTCACGGTAATAGTTCCAACGAATGTAGTTCGGAGTGTCCTTGATAAACGCATCACGCTCCGGCACACAAAGAGTGCCCATAGGTCTGCTTAGCCAAAGGAATGTTCTCTTTTCTTCTGGAGTGTCTGGATTTTTTGCTGCTTCGCGAAAGATTTTGATATCCTGCTTAAAATCCTCTTTGTAGAGCTTTGTGTTTTTGTTTACCACTGCACGAAGTGTGGCAATGATATCAGTTGTAGTTATCTGCATAGCGTTCACCTTTTTTTATTGACGTTTTCCATACGGAATACCCGTGAGTGCATCCAAATCACAATGGGAGAGTCTGGCATTGCACTCAGATTCAAGACTGCGACCAAATGTGATTTCAAATTGGTCCATGAAACGTTTCGCAGCTTTTTGGTATTCTTCTGGTGTCATATCAACATCCAACGTAATCGTTTCGTTCGCAGTGTTGTAGACAAAAACCATTTTTATGCACGAATCGTGTTTCAAAGACGGATGCCACTCTATGTAGCTTGTGATGAAATCGTCATTCGTTCTGACTGCTTCATCCAATCCAAATGCTTCAACGACATCCATCCAGTCTATCAACACTCTGATACGTGTTTTTTCGTTTCTGATGTCTGTCATTCTGACGCAGTAAAAATTCAGAAAAGCATCCATATCTGCAACCTTTATGCTTTTTGAATTCCTAAATGTGTTCAGCATTTTGCTGTACGAAGATTCTTCCTCTTTTGCATTATCTGATTCTGCCTCGCAATAAAGACGGTCAAATTCTTTCGACTGCATCTTGAAGATGTTTCCATTGTTGCCTTCTACAAGGTATTCATAAGGAGCAAGCGTTATCGTATTCTGCACAAACTGTTGGCTGATGATTAGGGAGTACCCAAGTTTGTTTACTGTGTAGTTCATTTGGTACATTCGGTTTTGCTTTTCAATCAATTCTTGAATTTCACGAAAAGCACTTTCGTTGTCTGGGTCCCAGACAATTGCGAGAATTGTGTCTCGCTTTTTGTACAATTTCACTTTTCCTTCCTTTCTGTCACATTGATGTGACCATTAAAATATTTCCGTCTGTTGTGATGGATTCTTCTCGCACAAACAAAAAAGCAACTTCCACGATTTCTCATAAAAGTTACTTCTTATCTTTGAGTGGCTATCTTAAACGATTTGTTTTTTACTTTGTTTGTGCGTTAGTTATTATACCAACAGGTATTACAAAAGCCGCCCACCCATATTGGTGGACGGCTTTAGGCGTTAAATCTCTGAAATATGAATTGCACATTTCGCAGCTTCGATACATTTATCGAAGTTATCTTCGATGTATTGAGCAATCGCGTTAAGTCGGACATTTAGCGATGTTTGATTGAACGATGTTCCGGTTTTGCTTTTGAACGAATGCTCTGCTTTGCGATATACTTCGTGTAGATATTCGTCAATGGCTTCCAGTTTTTTAACATCGTTCTGAGCATTGTGCAGGAGATATGTTTTGTTGTCCGTTTTAAGAAACAATTTGCTCTCTCCTACAATGTCTCCGTACACACTGCAAGCAACATACCCGATTTTTGCATCAACGGGTAAATTGTTCCAAGTTCTGGTTGTTGTATTCGGTTGGAAATCACCTTTTCCGCCGTTGTACTCCCATTCGATAAACTCGCGAATCGTGAGCAAGTCGCCATCGTTATTTATGATAAGCATAGTAATACCTCACACTTTGTAAATCCATGAACCAACTCGCACGACATCACATTTGTAACCCCAGAAGAGTTTTCGCATTCCTCTTACGCTGCCACTAATGTGAATACACGGGTTGTTTTGGATGTACTTGGAGGATTTACCCGTTCGCTGTTCATATTCTTTGCGTGAACGGTAATAATGCCCTGTCGTTTTCATGCTGCACCTCTCAGTCTGCCGTATAACCGTTTTTGGCGTATGCGGCAAAGCTTTCATCCAACTGCATATTGAAACGCTCGCCGATGTCAGCGTCCTTGAATTTACGGATTTTGGCGAGAGCTTTGGCGTAATTGATGTCATGCCCCTCTCCATAGTGCCACAAAGAGGGATGACTTCCATGCCAATCCATAGAGCCGTTGTTGAATTCCAAACACTCGTGCAAAGGGAAATCACGCGTATTATGCACGATATTAAAGCAGCTTAAATAATTGCTGCCATGGGAAAAACCAGTCGATTGGCGCATCGTAAAAGCACCACCGCACACCGGCACATAACATTTAACTGAGTTGTAGCCTCGTTCTCCGTCTTGATTCCAAGTTTCGATGGTAATAAGTACGCCGGAATTCAGATTCGCCCATACATCGAAAACGTTGTTCTCATCAATGGGTTCGCTGTATTCCGGTTTGAAGCCTTGAGTTTTCAAGATTTCCTTGAACTCATCATACGGAACGGCTGTTGTACCGTTCTCGTCATAGTCCTGATAAAAATCGTACGCAACATTTTTTACAGTTGCGATATAATAGTTTCCCCTGTCAGAGAAGGACGTGACCTCTGCGAAACCGACATGAAGCCCTTTCTGGTTGGAAATGAGAATCACTTTGCCACATTCGCTATAGGCCATGAGTTTTCCGTTTTTCTTGCTTTTGCGAACTCGGACAATCGTTCCAATAGAAATGTCGTCGTTGAAAATATTGTTGTTCTTGTTGTTTTCGGTGTTCATAAATTAGGGCAAGGAGACCCGCGACTTCAGTCGTGGGAGGAATTGCCCGTTCACATCCTTTCAATTAAATAATTTGTTG